GAGGGACCAATGATTGTGACAATTTTGGCAACTGTTGTCCTAGTAACGGTGGTCTCCAATGTCATCGCGTGACGATATCCTGGAGACAGCCAAGGCCCTGATCAACGGCGATAGAGCGAGCGACTACGGGCCAGCAGACGAGAACCACCAGCGTATAGCCAACTTCTGGAACACCTACATCTACGACGGTGTACCGCGCGAGATCACAGCTACAGATGTCGCTTGCTTGATGATCCTGCTGAAGGTGGCTCGCTTGGCACACTCAACCGAGAACGCCAGAGACAGCTTCGTGGACATTTGCGGCTACGCAGCTTTGGCAGGGGAGATGGCAGAGAAATGACCGACAGCACAGCGGTAGAGATACACAAGCCGTGTCCCGAGTGTGGCTCCAGCGACGCGCTGGCTAAGTACGACGACGGACATTCGTATTGTTTCAGTTGTTCAGCTTGGAAGAAAGAAGAAGGTGACAATGTGGCTTACTACGAAGACTATCGACCGGCTGACCTGCTCTTGAACAAGGGTGGGGATGTCTGGGAAGATCGACGTATCTCTCCCGCCGTTGCTGATTTCTATGACCTGACGGTTACGAACCAAGCGGTGGTCTTTGCCTACCACGGCGTCAACGGCGAGCGCGGGGGTAAGATCAGACGCGCTGGTAAAGAGTTTATCACCGAGGGAGAGTTCCAACGTTGTGCTCTCTACGGCTACCAGACGCTGAAAAAAGCTGCCAAGCAGCGCAGCAAGACCATCATCATAACCGAGGGCGAAGCCGACGCTATGGCCGCGTTCCAGATGGCCAACCGTATCCCTGCCGAAGCTACCAGCATCTCCAGCGCCACCCGTAACACCATTGTCCCAGTTCTGTCTATCAAGAGCGGGGCCAAGAGCGCGGAGCGGGACTTCAAGGATCACCTCGAACTGCTGGAAGAGTTCGACCGGGTGTTCATCTGCTTCGACAATGACCCGCAAGGTCGCGACGCAGCAGACAGGTGCGCTAAACTCATCAGCCCCGGCAAAGCCTTTGTCGTGGAGCTAGACCATAAAGACGCTTGCGAGTACACGAAGCGTGGTCTGGGCGAGGAGTTCCTGGCGCACTTGGCCAACACCAAAGCCTACACGCCCAGCGGCATCCAGAACGGAGCCGACGACTACGACCGCCTCTGGGCCGATCAGAACATCAAGAGCATCCCGTTCCCCTTCGATAAGCTACAGGACCGAACCTTGGGTATCCGTAGCCGAGAGATCGTGACGTGGGCTGCTGGTACCGGTGTCGGTAAGTCTTCTGTTCTGCGCGAATTGCAGCACTACTACCTGAAAAACACCGACAATAATATCGGAATCATCGCCTTGGAAGAGAGCGTGGACCGCACGAGGCGCGGGATCATGGCCGTGGAGGCGAACGACCGCTTGCATTTGAACGAAGTATTCAGCAAGTATTCGCGAGACGAGATCAAGAAATTCTTCGACGTTACTTTAGGTACCGGGAGAGTTTACTTGTATGACCACTTTGGCTCGATGAGCACCGATGATCTGCTGAGTCGGGTCAGATACATGGTGCAGGGTCTGGATTGTCGGATTATTTTCATCGATCACTTGAGCATCTTGGTCAGTGGCATGGATATATCCGACGAACGCAAGGCCATCGACCGTACCATGACGCTGCTCAGGAAGCTCACAGAAGAGACCGGATGCACCTTGCACTTGGTCACTCACCTGCGCCGCTTGAACAGCGACCGCTCGCACGAAGAGGGCGTGGAGATCAACCTGGGTCACCTACGGGGCTCGCACGGCATCGCCCAGATCAGCGACACCGTGATTGCTATGGAAAGAGACTTGCAAAGTGACGATCCAGTTGTTAGTAACACTACGACACTGCGAGTGTTGAAGTGCCGTTATACCGGCGACGTGGGCTTGGCCGGTAAGTTGTTCTATGACAAGACCACCGGACGTATGGAACCAACAGAAGACACAGAGGAGTTTTAGTTGTGGCTAAATCTAAAGCTAAAGGCACGATGCTGTATTGGGAATATGACGTGGAGGTAACGCCGGAGGAGTTCATTATGCGGCTGAAGCCTCTGGTCTGTGGCCCTGTCGCTAATCTAATGGAGTGCGAGGGAGATATGTGGATGTCTGATTACTCTAAGCTCGCCTCTGCGTTCTGGAAGATCAACAACGCCGTCAAGCAGATGGAAGAGGAAGATGGCAAAAAAGAGTAAGTTTGGTGTACAGACCTATGAGCCAAAGCCGCCTCGCAGACGGCGCAGGAAGCTTCGGCCACTGAACGTAACCAAACGCCTGAACAAACGCTCGCCGTTTGCACGCATGAAGAAGAAGAAGAGAGGACAAGGCTAGTGACCGTAACTCTAATAGACAAGATGGGCAGCGACCTGTCGGTTGTGAACGCAGCCAGGGTCAGCTTTGGCAAGGCTGTCAAAAAGATGTCCAACGGTGACGAACGCCTGATCAAGTATCTGGCCAAGCATCACCACTGGACCCCTTTTGCCCATACTTGTCTTACGTTCCATATCAAGGCCCCTATGTTTGTCGCTAGGCAGTTGGCCAAGCACCAGATCGGTCTGACGTGGAACGAGATCAGCCGCCGCTATGTCACCTACGATCCCGACTTCTGGGAGCCACACACTTGGCGACAAGCAGCGGACGATAAGAAGCAAGGTTCTACAGACCAGAGCGTAACGTCGCCCAGCGTTGTCAACCACGTCTACGAAGATAGTATTAGACACGCAGAGTGTGCTTATGCTAAGTTACTTGAACTTGGCGTGTGTCCCGAGCAAGCCCGAGCGGTTCTGCCTCAATCGACACACACCGAGTGGTACTGGACCGGTTCACTCTATGCGTTCAATAGAGTATGTAAGCTACGCATAGCAGCGGACGCTCAGAGGGAAACTCAAGAAGTGGCTAGAAAGATTTCTTCCACGTGCAACGCGAGTTTCCCCGTTAGCTGGGACGCGCTGACCGAATATGCCTAAAGTATGTGTCATAGACATTGAAACCGACGGCCTCTCTCCCACCGTCATTCACTGTCTGGTCGCGCTCGATGTGGACCACGGCATTGTCCAGACGTTTCTGAACCCCACAGGTCTTTCGGGATACTTGGAAACGTTTGAACGTGTCGTGGCTCACAACGGTTCAGCCTTTGATTTCCCCGCGCTTAAAAAACTATGGAACACCTCTGTCCCTACGGATAAACAGTGGGATACCTTGGTGCTATCTCGCATGTCCCAGCCGGACAGGGAAGGTGGACATAGCTTGAGAGCGTGGGGAGATCGTGTGGGGGCTGCTAAGGGAGACTTTGACGGACCCTGGGACACGCTCAGTGACGAGATGATCAGCTACTGCGAGCAGGATGTTATGGTCTGCTCTAAGGTCTATGGTCTACTTCTGGAGGACATGAAGGAGTTCTCTGACAAGTCCATACGCGACGAGCACACTATGCAACGCTTGGCCACACACGTCGAGGACAACGGATTTGCCTTTGACCGAGCCAAGGCGCACAAGCTGTACTCTAAGCTGATCAGAGAGCAGGAAGAGATCGTCATCCAGATGCAGGACACCTTTGAGCCAGAGGTGATCCAGCTAAAGACCAAGACTAAACTGAAACCCTTTAACCCAGCCAGCCGCAAGCAGATCGGAGAACGCTTGGTGGCCAAAGGATGGAAGCCCAAGGAGCTAACACCCACGGGACAGCCGAAGATCGACGAGAACACCTTGGAGCAATGCGATATCCCAGAGGCTCAAATCCTGGCGAGATACTTCATGCTCCAGAAGCGGACAGGTATGCTGGACTCGTGGATCAAATCTTGCGACGGCGGTGACCGCGTGCATTGCCAGTACCACACCTTGGGCGCTGTGACCAACCGCATGTCTTGCAGCAACCCAAACTTGCAGCAGATACCTTCGCTCAGGAAACCGTTTGGGCAAGAGTGCCGAGAGCTATGGTGCTCAGAGTACGGCAACGCTTTGATCGACACAGACGCTGCCGGTCTAGAGCTACGGGTACTGGCTCACTACATGAACGACGAGCGATATACCAAGGAGGTACTAGAGGGAGATATACATACCGCTAACCAACAGATGGCTGGTCTGGAAACGAGAGACCAAGCCAAGACCTTCATCTACGCTCTGCTCTACGGAGCGGGAGATGCTAAGATAGGTAGCGTGGTGAACGGATCGTCCAAGGACGGTCGCGATCTGCGCGAGAGGTTCATGGCCAACCTACCAGCGTTCGCTAGGTTTCGCGACGCTGTGGTTGCCAAGGGTACGTCAGAGGGCAAACTGAAAGCTATAGATGGCCGACTGTTAAAGGTGCGACACGCACACGCCAGCATCAATACGCTCATTCAGGGCTCCTCTGCCGTGCTTATGAAGAAGTGGTTTATGAACACAGCTATGGAGATGAAACGCCGACAGACCGGCGGTAAACTGGTAGCTATGGTGCATGACGAAATGGTCATCGAATCTTTGCAAGATAAGGTTGACATAGTTTCTGATTGTGTTAAAATGGCTATATCACTGGTCAACGAAGAGTACAAAATGCGTTGTCGCTTAGACTGTGATGTACAAGTTGGAACAAACTGGAGTGAAATTCACTAACATGGCCGCTAACAACACCGCCTATATCGAAGGCACTTTTCACTATCCCTGTCTCTTCGACACGAAGGACAAGTTCGACCGTTGGAGCGTCGCGGTGACCCTGGAAGGGGATCAGGTCAAACACGCTCGAAACCTAAATCTCAAGGTCAATCAGAACCCTGAGAAGTACGACGGTATGCCTTATGTCCAGTTGAAGAGTAATTACCAGCCACAGGTCTTTGCAGATGACGGGTCTGAATACTCCGGCCCGACCCGTCTAGCTAACGGGACCAAAGGTGTGGTAAAGATCAGCCAGAAGCCATACAATAATAAATACGGTACTGGCGTGACAACCTACATGAGTGCGGTCAAGTTGACTCATGTAATCGAGTTCGTCCCCGATTCCAGCGGTGGCTCCTCGTTTGACGACGGCGGAGACTTTGGGGGCAGTTCCTCTAGTGACTCGGAAGAGTTCTAGAAACTGTGGCCGATAAAGACTACGGCCACTGGGACATTGATCTGGTAGGCGAATTTAACCCGGATGATCATCTGGGGTTCGTCTACCGGATCACTCGACTAGACACCGGCAAAGCATACATAGGCTGCAAGCACCTCTGGAAGTTCAAGCGAGGTAGCCGCAAGAGGATACGCGCCAGCGAGTGGCGCTATTACTGTAGCAGCAGCAACTATCTGAAGCCAGAGATCGAAGAGCTTGGTAAAGAACTCTTCAGTTTTGAGATACTTATGCTTTGCGACAACAAGCGTGATCTCTACTATAACGAAATGAAGCTCCAAGTAGAACTTGGGGTCCTGGAAGACGACACCTACTATAACGCTAATATAGGCGGTATGCGTTTCTACAGGCCGGTTAAGAGTTACTTGACACCGGAACTAATCGAAAGGATGTCAGGTACTAATAACCATGCGTATAAAGGAACCTTCTATGTCACCTACAAGTCAGGTGAGGTCGAGAAGGTCGAGGATAAAACTGTCAGAGACTGGTGCTCCGACAACGGCTTTACTTTCCAGCGTGTCTACGACGTTAGAAACGGCAAGCGAAAGACCCACAAAGGCATAGTCAAAATGGAGTACGAGCATGAGCGACAAGTCGATTGATACCCTCGTAGACGACATCTACGAACTTCTGGACAAGGGCAAGCCCAAGCCCAACAACGAGTACCTCTTTGGCATGGCTGCGTCTATCATGGACTCGGTTCGTAAGCAGCTTTGGTTCTCTTCTGCCGGACGATCCAAGGGTGCTCTTCGTATGTCCAACCTTGGCAAACCCTGTGACCGTGCCTTGTGGTACGATATCAAGGGCGAGCACGAAGTGGAGCCGCTGCTGCCAGCTACGCGCCTGAAGTTTATGATGGGCGATATCGCAGAGGCTTTGGTCCTGTACTTGGCCAAGGAAGCTGGTCATAAGGTGGAAGACCAGCAGCGAGAGATCGAGATCGACGGTATCAAGGGTCACCTTGACGCGGTGATCGACGGTGAACTGGTCGATGTCAAGTCTGCTAGCTCGTATGGCATGAAGAAGTTCAAGGACGGCACGTTGCCCAACGATGATCCGTTTGGCTACATCTCGCAGATCAGCGGCTACGGTAACGCCTTGGGCAAGAAGAGCGGCACGTTCTTGGCTCTGGACAAGAGCAGCGGAGAACTGGCCACCTACACGCACAAGGAACTGGAAGATACCTCAGATCGTATCTCTCATGTAAAGGCGTTCTTGGACGCTCCTGAGCCGCCTGAGAGGGGTTTTGAGACAGGGGTAGATAAGCAGACTGGTCGTAAGAAACTAGGAGTGAACTGCTCGTATTGTCCGCATAAGAACGAGTGCTGGAAAGACCCTGGCTTAGAACTCAAGTTCCGCTCAGGCCGTCCGGTGTTCTTCGTGGGCAAAGCCGAGAAGTCCAAGCAAGAGAAACATGATTTCTAAAGAACAATTACACGATCTGTCTGAAGCTTACACAGCCGAGGACATATTAGACATACTGGGTATGTCAACCTACGATCTGCTTCTTCTGCTAATCGAACAGATCGAAGAAAACATCGATAACTTCCAACTGAGGCCGGTAGATACCTATGAGTTATAATTCCAATTTGCTTCCCACCCAGTACCAGAACTTTATCGCCCTGTCTCGCTACGCTAGGTGGCTACCTGAAGAAGGTCGTCGAGAGAACTGGTCAGAGACCGTAGACCGTTATGTTGATAACGTAGTGGCCCCTTGCATTGACGATAGCGCGGTGGTTGAGGAACTGCGGGAAGCTATCTTGGGTTTGTCTGTCATGCCCAGTATGCGTATGCTTATGACAGCGGGACCCGCTCTCGACCGCGACAACACCGCTGGCTACAACTGCTCCTATATTGCCGTAGATGACGTTAAGGCTTTTGACGAAGCCATGATGATCCTACTCTGCGGCACAGGTGTCGGCTTCTCTGTCGAGCGTCAGCACATCGCCAAGCTGCCAGAGGTTCCTGACCAGTTATTTGATTCTCAGGACATCATCGTTGTCCATGACTCAAAGGAAGGCTGGGCCAAGGCGTACCGTAAGCTGATCGCTATGCTTTACGCTGGCGAGGTGCCGAAGTGGGACGTGTCCAAGGTACGCCCCGCTGGGGCAAAGTTGAAGACATTTGGCGGTAGAGCCAGCGGCCCAGAGCCTCTGATTGACCTGTTCAACTTTACCATCAACGTGTTCAAAGGAGCAGCAGGGCGTCGCCTGAACAGCATCGAGTGTCACGATATCATGTGCAAGATCGGTGACATCGTGGTGGTCGGTGGTGTACGTCGGTCGGCTATGATCAGCCTGTCCAACCTGTCCGACGACCGTATGCGCCATGCCAAGAGTGGCCAATGGTGGGAGCAGAACCCGCAACGCGCTTTGGCTAATAACTCTGTGGTCTATACCGAGAAGCCGGATATCGAGTCGTTCATGCGCGAGTGGACCGCCCTGGTCGAGTCGAAGTCTGGAGAGCGTGGCATCTTCGCTAGGTACGCGGCAGAGAAGCATGTAGAGAACCACGGTCGCCGTAAGACCGGCTTTGAGTGGGGCACCAACCCGTGCTCTGAGATCATCCTACGGTCAAACCAGTTCTGTAATCTTACCGAGGTCGTTGTACGCGCCACTGATAGTAAAGAGACCCTTCGTAAGAAGGTGCGCTTGGCGACCATCCTAGGCACCGTACAGTCCACCTACACGAAGTTCCCGTACCTGCGTAAGGTATGGACCAAGAACACCGAAGAGGAGCGTCTGCTGGGCGTTAGCCTCACCGGCATCATGGACTGTAAGCTGACCATCTCGCCAGACCCTGAGTTCCTCGCCGAGTTGCGAGACCTGTCGGTAGAGACCAATAAGGAGTGGGCAGAGAAACTTGGCATCCCGCAGTCAGCTGCGATCACCTGTGTCAAGCCCTCTGGCACTGTGTCTCAGTTGGTCGATGCTGGCTCAGGTATCCACGCTAGGCATAGCCCGTACTATATCCGCACAGTGCGCGGAGATATCAAGGACCCCTTGACGCAGCTTATGATCGACGAAGGTGTACCAGCGGAGCCAGAGGTGTTCCACCCTGACTCGACAATGGTCTTCTCGTTCCCGGTGAAGTCTCCCAACGATGCAGTCACGCGCAATGATATGACAGCGTTGGAACAGTTGGAGGTATGGAAGCTCTACGCTGTGAACTGGTGCGAGCACAAGCCGTCGGTGACGATCAGCGTGAGGGACGAGGAGTGGCTAGAGGTAGGAGCGTGGGTCTACCGCAACTTCGACCTGTGCAGCGGCATCAGCTTCCTGCCACATTCTGACCACACTTACCAGCAGGCTCCTTATCAAGACTGTGACAAGGAGACCTACGAGAAGCTTCTCTGGAGTATGCCACCGTCTATCGATTGGTCACGGTTGGGCGAATACGAAGCAGAGGATAATACCGCTGGGTCTCAGACCCTGGCATGTGTAGGGGGAGTGTGTGAAGTTGTCGATCTCAACTAGCAAACAATGCAAAGGCGGCTGTACTCTCGACGAGAACGGCGATTACTGCATCTGCTGTAACCGCACCATCGAAGAGATCAAAGCCGCCTATGAAGAACTAAAGCAGGAACGCTTGACCAAAGAATACTGGAACAAACTTCCTGCTTAGGTTTGTCGCTAAATAGACACGCGAGGGGCCACGGTTAGCCCCTCTTTTCTTTTCAGCTTACCGATAGCACCGCACACCGGAACACCGATAGAGATAATCAAGCGACCCAAAAGGCTGCTCTTACCTTTACCAGTCTCCTGATAGTGCATCTCGTTAGCCCACGCTTTGCCAAACGGTTCTACAACCTTGGTAACTAGCTTGGACCTCTGCATGAGCTTGACTACAGGAATGGCCCAAAGGTGGTAACCAGCGACTACGTTGGGCTGCTCTG